TTCAACTTCGCACCATTTCCAAGCTAAAAATTTTTTTGTCTCGGTCTGCATCTTCCATTTCAACATTATATATAAATATATTAAACAGTATTTAAGTTAATATATTAATGGATAAAGAAGAACCCGAATATTTGGAGCTAAATCCTGTGTATAATCGATTAAAAAAAGATATAATGATACAACATCGCATACAATTAACAACAGACTTTTTTGGAGATATCCAAGCTATAAGAATAAAAGTTCCTATAAGATTATATATTGATTTTGCGGATAGTGATAAGACAAATATAGAAAGTTATTATTTAAAAGATTTTATAGAAACAAGTTTCCAATGATAAACCAGAGTTCCTTCATAACTATCTCTTCTTACATCTAAATCGCCAAGAGGTGTCATGCTAACAAGCGAATAACCATTTTTTAACATTTCATTACAATATTTTTGATGACCATTGTAATCTTCTCCACAATCACCAAGTTCGCTAAAATAGAAAAATTTAATAATTTCTCTCTCTTTTTGTTCAACATTATCTGCCATTTATAATTGTTTATATTTTAATAAATTATCTGGAACTATTTTATCCTTTATTCTTTTATGTGGGGTATATAACTGTGACCATAAAAATGTATATAACCCCATATAATACCCTACAACACCAGCAGCAAACATTCCAATCATTATATATATTATAAAGTTAATTAAATAAAGCATATTTAATTAATTATGTGTTGGTTTTGTGGTGAGTATTTAATTCCAAGAATAGGAATAACATTAATAGGTATTTTTGTAATTGTATTATGTTGCTTATCGTGTTGCCCTGTTACAATGAAGGACTATTTTAACAGAATAAATGGGTGTATAAATGCTTGTTTATATAAAAAGGCAAAGATTGTGCCTATACCTATGGCGTTAGAGACATCGTATTATAATCGTACTAGTTCTGTCGCTGTGGAAGTTCCTGTTGCTGAGGTTCTTGTTGTGTTGTAATAACGGGTTGTATTTGGTCATAATATTTATGATAAAAAATAATTTGCATACATAATATTACATTTAATATAAAAGAAAATGCACCCATAGCAAAAGTCGGTAAATCATCAATCATTATACCGTGCATGGCATATGGTAGATAACTTATTGTTTGTATTGAATATGATATTAAACTAACCCCCTTTGAGGTTTTGCTTTTATATAATTTATATATTTGTGGTAGTTTATATAAAAAAGTTACAACCATGCCTAACCAACCAAAAAAGGATGTTCGTGGTATTTCCATAAAGTAATTATAACGAAATGTTTAATATGTTTAAATATATGAATAAACGAAAAAATACACTAATACAGACACACACACATCAATTGTGTAATGTTGTCTTGCTATAATAAGAAGAAATGGTCCAAAAACTTTTATGAAATGACTATTTAACATATTTCCAATAGATATGAAAAACAATGTGTGACCACTAAACATTAAATCGTGTGTAGAAAGAAACAATTTTGTATATATATATTCTACGGTATGATTTGGCTCAGGCATACACGTGGGCATAATTGTTAAAAACACACTAAAAGATCTTATTATTGTACATAAGCCAACACATAATAAATTCTTTTCGATATTAACGAGAGAATTATAGTTAAATAAAGCAATTGAGAAACATATAAAAAGAAAGTAATCTGGAATAAAAAGATGAATTTTTGGAAAATTATTATGAATAATATCGGGTAAAGGTGTATACGGATTTTTTAATAATAATTCAGCCTTTTTATGTATTTGCTTTGCTGCTATTATGTTAAGACAAAACCCAATAAAAAGTGGTAATATATAAATATACATTAAAGTAATAAAATTTATGTATTTAATTACTTTATTTAATATATTTGCCCCCCTTTTTTCAGGTTCTCATCCGCCCATAAGGGCTGAAGATTACTGTAATGAAAGCATTTTTTTTGCTCTTCTTCTTTCGTTAAATCAAACGAACAACAAGGCCTTCTGCGGGTATGATTTTTTTTTTAGTATCAATCAACCATTTTTTTGCTTCTTCTAATGTTTTGAAAGTCTTTCTATATCTTTTTTTTTCATATTTAAAACAAGCAGTGAATGTATTCCATTTAGTATATTCAATATGTCTTATTTTACTTTTTCCATATTTTCTTACTTGATTTCGCAACTGTAATGATTGTGTAGCCATTCGTAAATTTTTTTTTCTATTATCTAAACCATTTCCATTAATATGGTCAATTGTAATATTATTTATGGGGGTATAGTTCATAATATAATTATGGATAAATTTCGGTACTGTATGCCCTTGGTTCTTTAATCTATATCTCACATAAGTTGTATTATATCGTTCATCCGAAAAACATAAAATTTTTTGGATTTTATTTATATCATCATTATCAATAATCAACTTTTTATTTTTTGTTAATTCTACTTCACTATAATCATTATATTTATATATTTTATTTTTTATAATAAAATTATTTTCAATATTTGTATTTTTTATAAATTCAAATGCCTCTTCGTTTGTTTTAAATCTTTTACAAATATTTCTGGTGCGAATTCTTGCTTGAAATCTATCATTATGTTTAGTTATACAACCTTCATAATGTCTTATCGTTGTTGGATATATTATTTCCATATTAAATATAATAATAGTATTATATTTAAATCAATTTTATTTATTATATTATATAATATAATTAAGAAATTACTTTACATTTTAAAAATAGCCTCCACGTAGCCGAAGGACCAAATGGAGCGTCGCTTCCTTCTGCACATTGTAATCTGACAGCGTTCTGCCGTCTTCGAGTTGCTTCGTAACTCATCTCTTTGCTTTCACAAAGAGCCAGACTGTATCTTAAGCTTTCATAGAAGTTGATTAAACTTCTCAAGCCCATATCCGTGCGGTCGTTGAGGGAGTATCATGTCTTAATCAATAACAGATTTAGATACTTTACCCGCGGATTACCCAATCTCTAATGCTATTACGATGAGCGAGGTCATTACCCTGCCTATTAATAATAATTTCTTATTATTAAGTCGTGATTAGAGCTCTAAGGGAGTTCCCGAACTTTATAAGATATGTTGCCTCTTACGAGACTAGCCATTGAATATATGATAAATTATCATTTGGGATTCTAAATGTTTATCCACTACAAGAACCCAAATCGTAGTGGCATATGACTTTTCCAGGCAAGCTTATTTACCTGCGAAAATTAATCTTTGCTGAGTGGGTGGGATACCTTCCTTATCCTGGATTTTTTGTTTTACATTTTCGATCGTATCGGATGGCTCTACATCCAGGGTGATCGTTTTACCCGTAAGTGTCTTTACGAAAATTTGCATCTTATAATACAATTAACAAAATATTATTTAAATCATTTCATTAAATAATATATTTAAAGATGGTAAAGCATAAAGCCTACTACACCCATAATGGAATAAAATTGCACTTGTTGTTTTCCCTTTAATTTTTTATAATTTTTAACATAATAGTCAGACAATCCAAATGCGGCAACATAACATAATATTTGAGCTATTAAATTAATTGATGTATAAAACATATATAATTTACGAAGAATATAATATGAATGTTCCAGCAATGATTGTTCCAATTCCAAGAACAGCTTGTGTGGTTATTTTTTCTTTCAAAAATATGATTCCGAAAATAGCATTCATTACGAGAAGGGCACCTTCTACTATAGGGGCAATATAGCTAACATCATATCTACTTAATAAATAGTAATTAGCTTTAATAGCAGCTAAAGCGACAAGTGAAACAATTAAACCCCATTTTATAGCATCTTGTAAATAAGCAGGGTCATTAAATTTATTTTTATTGGACGTTTTAATATTATATATTAATAAAGGAAGTGCTATGATACCAGTTATAATATATCTAATATATGAGAAGTTGCTATGTCCAATTTTTTTAACAGATATTTTTTCAAGAACTGGTTTAATACCCCATCCAACCGAATTAATTAATATGGCTAAACTATCTAATATTATCATATATAATTAAATAATATTAATTATATTTGATTAACGGCGTCTTCTTCTTCTTTTTTTCTTTGTACGTTTTCTTTTTCTTCTACGTTTTTTCTTTGTACTTTTTCTCTTAGATTTTCTACGCGATTTTCTTCTTAGTCTTTTCTGGCTTCTTCCTGGCCATCTTTTACCGCCAATACCAAATTTGCTAAATGCTGCATGTAAACACGCTTTATTTTTATTAGGGTCAGTAATTTTATCACATTCTGCGAATGCATTATCGCCTTGTTTAACGTAGTCACTTGCCGTCTGTTGTAATGACATTATAATATTTAATTAGATTAAAAAAGGGGCTAAATTAGAACTTAATTCTCACGTTTTTGTAAGTCGGGATATTTCTTAAATAACTTATCATTAAATCTCTTTAATTCTTCTTCTTGGGTTTTATCGGTTTTCATTTTCATTTTAAGATTAAATCTTTTATTGTCGTGTTTATGATCGTATGTTAAATGAGGGGCGTTTCTAAAATTTTGTATTGTATAATATGGCGGTAATTTATTTGGATCTTCTTCAACAATATCATTATCTAAATTGTATAATTTTTTTTTGATTTCTGTTAATTTTTGTAAAATGGTTAATTTTGAAGATTTTGAACTTGAAATACATTTTTTATTTAATTTTGGATGTTTTTCAATTCTAAAGAATTCTCTGTATAATTGTTTTTCTTTATTATAACATTCTTTACAATAATACACATATTTGGGCATCATATCTTGAGTTAATCCTGCTGGTAGAGATTTTGCCATCTTTTTTCTATTTCTTTTATAGGTATTAGAATTTTGAACGCTTTGTGTAGCCCATCTTAAATTTTCCCTTCTATTATCTAATTTATCACGATTAATATGGTCAATAGAATATTTTTTATCATTAATTTTTTCATCATTAGGGTGTTTATTTTTAATTATAAAAGAGTGTAATGTTATTTTTTTTTTATTTGGGAGTTGTGCATATACATATCCATTACTATGCAACGACCAAATTGGTCTATATGGTTTGTAATTCATAATTAATTTAACATCGTCAATAGATAATGTAGTATAAATAGTATTATCTTTATTACAAGTCATTTTGTAATATTTTTCATTTGTTTCTTTATTTTGAATTAAATAACAAATATTTTTGTATGAACCAGCGTATCTACCATAACGAGTATAAAGACCAACGTCTTGACTTAAAACAACTTCATGTTCGGAAAACATATTATAATAAGTTATAAAATGTTTTATTTAAATCAATTTTAAAATAATTGTTAGTTTTGGGATTATCTTAAAGAATACTCCATCCGCTTAATTACTATAGGCAAGGCCCCCCATGCCACTCATAACACGCAATACATTGTAGTTGGTAGCATAAACGCGGACCTTGGCGGTTGCGGCACTACCGATGGCAGCGGCGGAAACAACCAATTGAAGAGTTGCGTTATCGATTCTACTGAAGTTACAGGTTCCAGATGGCTGGTGTTCTTCAGGGCGAAGAGCGAACGAATAAACGTTGATACCAGTATCAGGGGAACGAGTGTGGTGTTGGTATGGTTGAACCAAATCGAAGTAAGTACCTTCACGCTCACTGAATCGGTCTTGACCGTTCAATTGAAGTTTGGCAGTTACAACTGGATTTTCACCCCAACAGTGCATTTTCAAGGAAGTTTCAGCAAGAACGAATGCGCCAGCATCAGAGACACCGTTGGTTGGGCCAGCGGAACCTAAGTTACCGGAAAGTTCTCCTACTTGAGCGGCAGTTCCATCACTGTTAGCATTAGGGTCGTTGAAAAGACCGTGTGCGTTGATAACAGAGGTGTTTGTTGCGTTGTTACTAGCGCCAGACAATTGAACACTGGAACTGAAAGCACGGATACTGTTTGGAAGAGCATCGATAGCATCAGTGTAGTTAAATGGCTGAGCACCCAAAGCCATGTTAAGAACTTTAGTTTCAACGAAACTATCACAATAACTTACGTTATCGTCAGGTTGAACAACCCAGATCAATTCTTTACATGGGTGATTGAAGTTCAATTTGATTTTGTTGGATGAGGAACCAATGGATTCATCACCAGTGAATTGAAGCTGTTCAATCAAGTATTCGTGTGGGTTTTGTGCCATACGTCTACGTTCATCGGTATCCAAAAAGATGTAGTCAACGTAAAGGGAAGCGGCTACCAAAGATTTGGAGTAAGCTGCGGTTGCTTTTACGTTTTTGCCTGGAGCAGCAGATTCACCAACTTGGGTGACAGCGAACAAGCATTCATCCATAGGACGGATTTCGATGTTAATTTTAACTTCGTGGTATTGCAAAGCAATCAATGGCAAAGCAAGACCAGGGTTACGGCAGAACCAGAATTGAAGAGGGACGTAAAGAGTCGTTTCTGGAAGTGCGTTTCTTGGAGCACATACTGCTTCAGGAACAGCTGCGGCACCACAAGCAGTTGCTACATCAGCAAAGTGTGGGTCAGTCAAGAAAGTAAGTTGTGTGGTGTTACCGATCATTTTGTTGTAACCATCTTCTTGTTCAGAAGTAAGAGTCAATTGGTTCCAGATGTGCATGAAGTCACCGTATTGACGGTCGATTCTTTGACCACCAATTTCTACTTCAACCATGGAAATCAATTGCTCACCTGGGCAATCCAACCATCTGGCGTAAACATTACCACCAGCATTATCATCTTGGTTGATTTCAGGAAGAGTAATTTGTAAGTAAGTTCTGTATGCTAAGTCACCATTTCTGGAAACAGTGCATTGAACACGACGACCGAAATCGGCTTGTCCATTAAAAGTTTGTTCAATAGATTCCATTGCGAAGTTCGTGTGTCTTCTGTAGGTAACCTTCCAGAAAGTGATCTGAGGATTACCGGTCAAATAGACGTCTTGTGCGCCGTAAGCTACGAGTTGCATTAAGCCACCACCCATTTATACTATTGCTAAAGAAAAAAAAATTATTGAAATTTAATTAATTAATTACTTAATTAATTAAAAATAAAAGATATAACTAAATGGAAGAGAGATCGAAATTTTCCTCCATGAAGCGTGTTAAATAATCATCTAAATAAACTTCTTTCTTACCTTCATGGTTTTTTTTAAAAATATATAATTCGCTTTTTTTACTAACACTCCAACCCTTTTCTAAAGCATTATAAATAAAAGTCATTTTTCTAAATTTTAATTTATCAATAGTAATATTATTATTGGGAGTATCAACATGAATATCACTCATTTATTTTAAATTAGAAAATTAATAATTAAAAATAACATAAACCTATTTATATTAATGCCTAATTTTAAACCAAAGGCGAGTAAAAAAATATGTATAAATAAAAAATCAATTGTCACTTTGGATAGCAAACATAATGAAAAACTGAAAGAGTTTTTAGATGTAAGTAATAATATTTTACCAAAATTAAAAAAGGAAAAAACCAGGCTAAAAAAACAATTATTAAAAATAAAAGATATTGGAGATAAATTAGAAATACAAGATAAAATAAAAGAAATTAGGAAAAGAATAAAGAAATTAAAAAGAGAGAAAAAAGACTATTTTTTGTTAAATTCTGATTATATTTTTGAATATTTTGAAAAGAAAAAGAATATTTCACAGGGTAAATCAAAGAAAACAATAGTATTGAATAATTTTTTTAATAAAAAAAGTGAGAAAAATACCGAAGAAGAAAATAAAGATACCAATAATATAAACAAATATTTAACAAGTATCGATGAAAGTTTTATAGATATAAATAATTATGTGATAGATTATGAAAAATGTAAAAATTGTGGAGGCGAGTTAATACCGGTAGAAGCGGAAGGATTGATAATATGTAATAAATGCGGACAACATTTACAATATTTGATAGAACACGAAAAGCCATCATATAAGGAACCACCTAAAGAAGTTTGTTTTTATGCATATAAAAGAATAAATCATTTTCGTGAGATATTGGCTCAATTTCAAGCAAAAGAAACTACCCAAATACCTACAGAAGTATTGAATAATATAAAATTGCAAATAAAGAAAGAAAGAATATCATTAAAACAGATCACAAATAAGAAAGCAAAGGATATTTTAAAGAAATTGGGTTATAATAAATATTATGAACACATACCATTTATAAAAGATAAATTAGGAATAAAACCACCAGTAATGAATCCAGAGTTAGAAGATACATTATGTAATTTATTTATGGAAATACAAAAACCATATTCGAATCATTGTCCTGATGATAGAGTGAATTTTTTGAATTATTATTATGTATTATACAAAATGTGTGAATTACTTGGAGAAAATGTATTTTTACCATATTTTCCAATGTTGAAAGATCCAGTGAAACGAATAGAACAGGATGAAATTTGGAAAAAAATATGTAAAGAATTAAATTGGGAATTTATTCCGACTATATAGAATCTAATTGATCTCTTCTATGAATTGGATGTATTTCTTCATCAAGTTTGTATCTTAATAGAGAACCAAATCCAGCAGTTGAAAAAACAAAAAAATGCCATAATGAATGATATTTTACATAAATCTCGTTATAAAATTGTTTAACTGCTATACAATACATAACAACCGCAGATATTCCAAAAGCTATTGTGAGAAATGAGACACATTTATATCTTAAAAGATATCTCCAATTTGTGCGCCATTTTAATACTGACACTATAACAGAACAAACTGATAAATACCAAGTTAATATTAAAGCGTGATCTAATTGTTCCCATAAATAAACAACCAAAACAATATTTTCTACAGCAAAACTGGTTATATAAAATTGTGGTTCTCTTACTCTTAATGTATACAGAACAGTAGTAAATATAAGAGAAGAAGCCGCATACCCGTCTAATAAAGCCCAATTAGAATAATCATAATCACTTGTAAATACTTCATCTTCTGATAAACTATGATGCGAATGATAAAGTAATGAATATGTTACAGCATATATAAATTTTATAAACATGAAAACAGAAGCCGTATCTTTTCTTCTTTTCCAACTCCATAAAAATACTCCCATTGGAAATAAAGCAGCACTATGTGATATTAATAACCATTGATTCATTACATTATATAAATTTAAAGCTTTATATAATCTATTTAAATGAATAGCCGATTAATATATAACATAATGCCACCAATTTGGGTCATATTTATAAATTTAATTATAACATATATAAGTTATCCCTTAGTGGATATATATTTATCATATTTTTATAAAAAATATCCAACATATGATGATAAAAAAAAGAATTACATAAAAAAAAACTTTATAAAATCATATGTATTATATTATTTGTCAATATCCACAATACCAATCATACCGTTTGTTTTTTTTAATATTGGCGATTTGAGTATATTATTATGGTTTATTGGTTCATTATACACTTCAGGAGATACAGTAGCCCTATTTAAAAATATGAAGCTATCGACAACAACAAAATATCACCACATAATAACAACCTTTCTATCTTGTGTAAATTTTTTTATAGATTGGAAATATGCTGGTATTTTACCAAAACTGTTAGCATTATATTGTATATTATCATGTTATTCTTATAATGTAAATAAATGCTTGGCAATGCGATTTTTGGAAGATGATGACACACAAAAAAAGATGAGGAAAGAAGCTTTTATTGTTTATTTTTTGTCTTGTTTTTTAAATTGGAGTATTCATATAATTGCATTTTTAAGTAATATAAAAAATATGTCTTTCTTTATGGGGTTTTATTTTTTATTAGTAGTAGTAATAGGATATGATGATATTGTTTTATTGTATTGGTTGAAAAATTAAATTTTTTCAAGTTTTCCGAAATTACCACCACCAAGACCATTGGACATAACAGTTTGTTTTTTAAGAGCTATTCTTTCTTGGTCTGTTATTTTAGGTTTTAATATTTCTGCCATCATATCTTTATATGACTGTTTCTTTTTCTTTTTCTTTTTCTTCTTTTTTTCGGGATTAACCGGTTTGATATTAGTAGGTGTTTGTGTAGATTTAGTATCCATGTTTTTATCCATAATTAGTTATATATAATTAATTATAGATTATAATTCAATTTTATTTATCTTCCTTGTCATCTGGTAAAAGAGATTTTAACTTGGGTTGATCTTTATTTTTAGAAGTAATAATATTATCACCTTCAAATAATTCTGCTTTAATATCGGCGCTTGTTACATTTTCACCAGTCAAAGCATTTTCAATAGTATTATTTACACCATACAAATTACCTTCTTTGTCAATGTTTTGCGTTAACTTATTTTTATTCTCCTTGGCCATTTTTATGTTTTCTTCAATTGCCTTTCTCTTAGTTTCTAATACGCGTTTTTCAAATTCTTGCTTTGCTTTTTCTTCGTTTTTATTTTTTTCACTCATTAATTGATTTAATTCTTCTTCCATATATTCAACTCTTCCCGTTTTATATGCTTCGGGGTCCCATGGCATCCACATACCTACTGGACCAACATAAACATTGTGATTAGGATCAACCTCTCTAAGCAATTTACATCTCAATTCTGCTTCTCCTTGTGTTGCGTAAACTCCTCTAATTTTTAAACCACGCGTGTTAGTTTGAAAAGCGTGAGCTTCATCAAATTGTTCCTGCAATCTTTGTTCATTATTATCAACGAAAGTTTTATATTCATTTCTTAGTTTTTCACTATCGAATTCATTTTTTTCACTTTTTAAAAATTCTTCGAAATCCGAAATCATATCATTAAATTCTAAATTATATTTGAACGCGAGGAAATTTAAGAATTGATGATATTTTTCAATAGATTTAGAAAAATCAAAATATTTTAGGAATTCTTGAAAGAAAAATCTATTTTTGTCTTCTAAAACATTTTCAGGAGAAACAAAAGAAATACAAGCAAATTTTTGTCCCGAAATAGGCTTGTCTTCGTCTAATAGATCAACATATTTAGGATTAATCTCGCCATTAGGCAAATTTTGCCGCTCAAAAGCTATTGAACTCATTTATAATAATTTGCTTTTTTAATATTTAAGTTATTTTTTAACCTAATTATTTTTTTCTAATTAATTAGTATAATATGTCTGGACTCGGTGATATGGTTGATTTTGGCGAATTAGTTCGTCGTGCAGTAAAATATCTCGTAGAAGGTATTATGGTTGCGATCGCAGCTTATGCAATTCCTAAGAAATCCTTGAATGTTGATGAAGTTATGTTGATTGCTTTGACGGCAGCAGCAACCTTCTCTATACTTGATACCTACGTTCCGTCTATGGCTGTAAGCGCTAGATCGGGGGCTGGATTTGGTATCGGAGCTAATTTAGTGGGCTTTCCCCGAATGTAATCGGCTTCCCCTTATGACGAACTCGTCCAATTTGATAAAATATTAATATAAAATTGATTTAAATATTATATTAATAATTATATTATAATATGCCGAAGAAATTTCATGTATATGCCATCGATATTGATGGACAAGCTTATGTTGGTTCTACTAACGATATGAAACGTCGTTTAAAAGACCATCGCGTTCGTTGTTTTCAACCGAACTCAAAACATTATAATTGTAAATTTTATACTTATATTAGAAATAAATATAATAGAGAAAAAGCTTATGAAAAAATAAATAATGGACATACCGTACTTTGTACTGTGGATACAAAAGAAGAAGCCAGACAGTTAGAACAAGAATATATAAATACTATGGGAACATTAAATGGACGGATGGAAATAAATAATATAACAAATTCAGAAAGATGTAAAATAAATAGGAAAAAAAATCATGAAGCTAGAAGAAATGCTGAAATAGCTTATAATCAAAGCGAAGAAGGAAAAGCCAAAAGAAAAAAATGGAGGGAGGAAAACAAAGAACGCCAAAAAGAACGTGTAACGTGTGAAAAATGCGGACACGAATCAACAAGAAAACATATATCCGATCATCGTCGTAAAGGATGGTGCGTTTAACGCTCACTCACTGGTGGTGGTTCATGTGTTTCGGACATAACAACACTATCCCCATCAAACTTCAAACTTGTTAAACCCATATAACTTTTTTTTGCTTCTATAGACATGACATATTTTTGCAATAATTGAACTTTACAATCATTTGAACCTATAACATTATTCGCTTTTTTTCTTGCCATATTTCTGACCGCAAGCTCTTTTGTATTGTGAGGTACAATAACATGTCTAATATCAACACTATTACCATATAACCATCCTGGACAGACAGATTTATACATATAAAAATCCATTTATATAATTAAATTAAAAAAGGTTTATATTTTAATTTAATTTAATTTAATATTTTTGACTATATAAATAAATTAATTCCTTCTGTCCCAAACTATCTTGTCTAACTGTATCTTTGCTCATACTATAATCCAAGAAATTAAATCTCTTTTTTAATAATGCAACATCTATTTTTGATTTTATAAAATGCCAGCTTTTAGGTCTTAACGCATCTAAATCTTCAATTATTATTTTACCACAATTAGACCCATATGCTTTCAATGCGAAATCGGCACCTTCTGGTGGCGTAGGTTGTCCGTCCTCATCTTTTGGTCCATACTTTAAAAATTCAAAATCCTTATGCGTTTTTGGATATTCAATAATGTCTCGCTTAACATTCTTTTTCTTCCATATCTGAAAACAACATTTAGCACCCATTTTCGGTTCAAAACAACAAGGTTTCATAGGTAAATCAATATTATATATTAGGTGGAAATTCAAATTCAATCTGTTTTGGATAGACACCCTCTTAAAAGTTCTTGGAACAATAAAAGCTATAATATCAGCATATTCAGCTGATTTATTAAAGAATTTTACAGCCAAGGAACTAATTTTGCCGAAAGGTGGATTACCAATAACAAGGTATTTATCGACACCATCTTGGTATAAACCAGACATATCTAATGTTAAATAATTCATTTGCATCACTCCAGGATATTTAGGGTCTATATCTATCCCACGTCTCTTGTCTATTGGTAATAATTTATAAAAACTACCTGTTCCGGCAGAAGGTTCGACAAACCAATTAAATTCATCAACATTAACTTTTGTTTTTAGTGTATTCCAACATTGTTCAGCTATTTCCATTTTTGTGTAGAACTGGTCCATTAATAATATACTATACACGTTTATTATTAATTCAATTTTATACGTATGAAGGTATATCATCTACATTAAATACTTTCGCTTTCTTCCCTATTTTCTTTCTTGAACTTAAGAATTTATTAAAAATATTATCTTTTTCTCTATCGAATTCATTTTCTGGTGTGTGTTCGTGAACCGTTCTTGCAATCATTTTATATAATTTAAAATCGGGATATCTTTCTTCACCATCTTTTTTATATAACACATTTCTTCCTTTATCGTCTGTACACCACCTTGCTATCGTTTTTGCTATAGGGTCATCTTCTTCTTCAACATCTTCAATATCTTCAAAAAAATAATCAAATAAAGAACACGCTAATCTACATAAATCAAAACTATAATTTGGTTCTAATCTTGGTTTATTTTCGTTAAAATAAGGTTCTGTATTATATTGTGTACTCGCATCTCCTTTTGAATGAAAGCTATCGCTCATAAATTTCTTTCCACTATGAGAATAAATAGACCTACCAAAATCTATAATTTTATATATTTTACCAAACGTTGGAACGCGGTATAATTTATTTTTATATCTGTAATTCAAATATTTCTTTTCAGTTTCAATATACATTACATTATTGGAATGTAAATCATTATGTGTAAAATTAAACATTTTTTGATATACGATCAAAGATATACATATTTGAAATAAACAAGATTTCCATTCATCCACTTCCATTTCATTTTCTTCATCATCCAATAAAGAGTCTAACGTATTATCCATTTTCTCAAGACATATGATCTGAACAGGAAAATTATATACTTCTCCCCTGATAAAGTCTTCATCATTATCTGAACTTGAATAACCTGATAATTCGCTATTGGTACAACTTTCTAATGAATCTCCTGAAATATCCATTTCATCGTCATCACTTTCTTCATCGCTTGTATTCGATGAACGGGATGAACAAGCTGATTCAGTATCTTTTCTACTTCTTAGATTACTACTAATATCCATATGCACTTCAATATCTTTAAGATTGTGTATTTCTAAATTTTTCTCAGTAAGTTCAAACACATCGCCATACATTTCATCATTTAACTCATTCACATCTAATTTAATGTTATCATCCTTTAGAGATAATTTTTTTCTATGTGTTCTTGATGCATCTGATAACATTTCTTCATCTATATCTTCGGTCTTAAATAATTTATCTTTATTTTCATGAAAAAAATCAGAATCATATAAATATTCCAAATCATCCACTATATTAAAGAAATGACTCTCTTGTACTCCAAGAAATGAACCATAAAAGTCTAAAGCATTTGGGAATTTATGATGATGAAATGCCGTACTACTTAAATACGAGAAAAAACTATCTACATAAGCAGAATTATTAACGTCTAATACTTTTTTAGATGATATATTGTTATTTAATTTAGGAAGTGTTGTTCTCATATCATCTGTTATATTGTTATATTTACCAACCATATATTTTATAGGGTCTAATAATGGACTAAATTTAAAAAAAGATTCCTTGGTTAAATTATTATTACTATCTGTTAAATTTAAAACAAAAGTATTTTCATTTATTGATTTTTTTATATCTGTTATAGCATATTTATGATTTAAATTAATATTATTATACGTTTTATCTGTTAATGAAAAAAATTTTTGATATAGTGGTATGTAATTTTGAATTTGAGAAAATCCACATTCTTTTTTTATTTTACTAAAAAGAACATTATTGTTATTTTTTTTGTAAGATACAACAAACATTATTTATTATTTATAAACTATTTATTTTTTTTGTTTTTAACCTAAAGTTTTATGTTAAAAATAATAAATTAATTTCAAATATAATACTAATGAATTTAGAATTGAAAAAATTCGATATGAAAAATATTAAATTTGATCCTAATGCCGCTTCAGGTCCCGTAATCGTTCTTATAGGTCGTCGTGATACAGGTAAAAGTTTTTTAGTAAGAGATTTATTATATTATCATCAAGACATTCCTATTGGGACAGTAATATCTGGAACAGAGTCAGGTAATGGATTTTATGGTAAATTGGTTCCAAAATTATTTATTCACGACGAATACAATTCTGCTATTATTGAAAATATATTGAAAAGACAGAAAATGGTTTTAAAACAGGTTAAAAAAGAACAGGAAGCATACGGTAGAAGCAATATTGATGCAAGAGCCTTTGTTATTCTGGATGATTGTTTATATGATAATGGTTGGGCACGTGAGAAAGTTATGAGACTTCTTTTTATGAATGGAAGGCATTGGAAAATAATGCTTGTCATTACTATGCAGTATCCTCTTGGTGTTCCACCAAATCTAAGAACAAATATCGATTATACATTTATTTTACGCGAACCTTATATAACAAATAGAAAACGTATTTATGAAAATTATGCTGGTATGTTTTCTACTTTTGAAAGTTTTTGTCAAGTAATGGATCAATGTACTGAAAATTATGAATGTTTAGTTATTTCAAATAACTCTAAGTCAAATAAATTAGAAGACCAAATATTTTGGTATAAAGCATCCGCGCATAATGACTTTAAATTGGGTTCTAAGGAATTTTGGGAATTATCTAAGGATTTGGGGTCGGATGATGAAGAGGAGGGATACGATCCTAACGCGTTTAATAGTAAAAAAGGGCCAAGGATTAATGTTAAAAAAGGTGGTGGTTGGTAAATTAATTATATCAATAATTAATATATAATTAATATGAGTTCAAAACGTTCTATTAAATCAAAACAATCGCGAAAATCACAAAAAGTTAAATCAAGAGTCTCAAAATCAAGAAAGTCTCAAAAATCTCGACAAAGTAGGAAACAAAGTAAGAGATTAAAAGAAGAAATAGCTCTATCAAAAGAAATGAGTAAAAGAATATCTAAAAGGCCACCTATCATAGCATCATCACACGGTGTAACTTTATTAAAAAGAAGTAAAAGAAATCTTTCAAAAGGAAGGCCGTTAAAATCAGCAAGAGATTTTTTGTTGGCTACCAGTTTATTAACAGCTGCTTTAAGTCCATATGAACCACATCATATGGCACAAAGAAGTAAAATTACTCCTGATACTCAAGTTCATTTGGATTGGCATAAAGGAATGTTTCCAGAAGGAGAATTAACATCCAAACAACATAAGAAACTTATGAAAAAAAGTAAAAAAAGTAAAAGATTATCAACTATACAAGAAGGTGGGGCACCGAAAAAAGAAGAAGGTGGGGCACCGAAAAAAGGCGACCTTATTACTGTACATTGGCCTTTAGATAATGGGACTACACATCCATTTACAATGGTATATCATAGTGAAAATTGGGCAACGGATTCGAAAAAATATGGTGGAGATGGAAAAGTTTATAAAATAGATGGAATGACAGTTGAGCTTATAAAGACACAAGAAGAAAAAAAACAAACACCTGATCCTCGTGTTGGCGATGAATACCAAGCAGAGATACCACAACGTTCCGCAACGGAATTGGAATCAAGATTAGTAGACCCTCAACTTCTTGGAGAAGAATACACAACGCCCAAACAATTGGGAACAGAAACACCAAGTCAAAAATTAGAAGAGAGTTTTGCGAAGCTTGATCATCCAAGGCATTTAACGGATAAAAGAGTAGCGGCCGCAATGATAGCCAATAATAATCCTAAACGTGTTAAACGAGCTGGTAAATGGTCTTTGAAATATAAAAGAAAGATTAATTGTAAAAGACCAAAAGGGTTTTCTCAAAAACAATATTGTAAAAGAATTTTAAAGAAAAAAAAGAAGAAACGTACAAAGAAAAACCGAAAAAAAAGAACTAAACGAACCCGAAGAAAATAATCACATGATAATGTAATAATGCCTTTACCTTATCATGCTGGAAAATCAAAATTGGCGAAAACAATATCAAAAATGGTTTATAAGAAAGTAGAAGAAAACCCATCTATAAAAAATTATGCGGAACCATTTAGTGGAATGGCGCGTGTAGGAATTCAAGTTATGGAGGATGATAAAAATAAAGTATTTAAGAAATATATTTTTAGTGATGTAAATCCAACTATAACTGTATTATTTAAAGCATTAAAGAAAGGTTGGTTACCAAAACTTGAAAATATAACACAAAAAAAATGGGAAAGTTATAAAAAAAATAAGAAACCCTCTGCTCAAAAATCATTTGTGGGTTATACATTGGGATTTGGTGGTCAATATTTTGGAGGAAAGCAAGTAAGAACAGAAAAAAGAAGCCATGGTGGTAAGAATTTTGCTACTAATTATATGAAAAGTAAAAAAAAATATTTGAAAGGATTGCAACCATATTTTACAAGTTCTAAGTTTGTGTACAAAGAAAAAAGTGTATTTGATTTAGATTATAAAAATACTATTATCTATTGTGATCCTCCTTATGTTTCTACAGCTTTTAGAGCAAAAAAAATATGGAATAAAGAAAAGGAAAAGAAATTGTGGAATACTATAAATAAATGGTTAGAACCTTCAAAAAATAACATAGTCATTTTATCAAATAGCAAGAGAACAAATAAAATGAAAGGTTTGAGAGTCAAAAAAATATACGAAGATGATGTTGATTATGGTAGTTGGAAAGAAAATTATGTAAAAAGAAAGGAAATGATATTTGAGGTAGTTAATTCAAGTGGTAGAAAGACTCGTAAGAAAAAAACGCGTAAAAAACAAAGAGATGGAGAAGGGGAAGTTACTGCTGGTTCACATTGGATCAGCAAAAATGCACACTTGGCTAATGTTGTTAGTGTATATCAAGTGTTGAATATTAAAGATAATAACATAATGTTTGTTTCTATTAGTAGTCACATAGTTAATACTCTACCAAAAGAGGATTTTTTGGAACAATATAAACCATTTAATGAAAATCCCGGAGGTGATGAAGTTCCGCGAAAAAAGCATGGTGGAAAGCGTAGAAGAAAAACTCGTAAAAAATAAATAATAATATATCTACATCTTTGTAAATATATTAAAAAAATATATTAATTATTAAATAATTAATTATATCAATAATTAATATGGATGGAGCGATTTCAATATATATTGATAGAAAAAGAAGTAATAGCAATCCCATAAACATACCCGCAAGAAAACCTTCAGTTTGGGTTCCTAATAAGAAAGTAAATCAGTGTTTTGAATGTGGTGCCGAATTTGGATATTTAATAAGAAAACATCATTGTCGTAGTTGTGGAAGGATATTTTGCTATGATTGCGCACGTTGGTTTTGCGATGATAATGAATATATATCAAAACCAACACCTCCGGAAAAATCATTCTATGATTTTACACAATATATGGAAGATAAAACAAAAATGCGCGTATGTAAATCTTGTAATGAATCTGTTAATGTAGCTAATCATTTTCAAAAACAAATAGAGATTTTTATAAATTTACCTATCAAAATACATAATTTGGTATATTTAAGAACGGTTAGTAAAAAATGGTGTAAAATTATTAACTATATAATAAGTGTTTATAGAAATATTCAATACAAAATATCTTGTCAGAAAATATCCAAGATAGAGAAAAAGTTATTATGGAATCACAGATTTGAATTTAAAAATCATTATACATTAATAACCAAATGTATAATTGCTAATAATGATAAACCAAAAGAAGAAATGAATCGTTTAATAGAATATTATAAAGATAGTACAAAGAAAATATACAGTTGTCGTGAATTATTATGTAAAAGTGATTGTAAAAAGAGATGCACATCAGAGAATATATTGGAATTAGGTTTTAATACAGATTTATCAAAACACAAATGCGTCGAAAAATATTTAGTGAAGATGTTTTCCAAAAAGTTAGAAGATAATTTATTAATGCCATGGTTGGTTGAGCTATCAAAGAAAAATGAAGAATTTGGTATGGAATTGGCTTATAAATGCACTGTAGATTTGAATTTATTTTACTCTTTTTATTTTGAAACGAAATATTATTTGAATAGTTTGGATGATAATAAAAATTTGAAGGCTATGATGGCCAAGATGGTTACATTGGTTCCTAACGATTGGTTAGCAAGTATAAGAAAAACAGATGAATTTATAAAGTTTGTTGAATTATTGGTTACAAAGGATAGAAATGAAATGAATGATTTGGTTTTTGATTGGTTTCAACAAAATGGCAGAGTAAGGATGCCATGGAATCCAGAAAGAGAATGTGTTAATATTGACTTAATGGGATTAAAAAGATTGAATTCATCATCTCGACCATGGGTAGTGCCTTTAATAACAGAAAGTCATACGAGTCACGGCAAAAAAAAGTTATTTATTCTTGTAAAAAATGAAGATTTAAGGAAAGATAAATTAACAATGTATGTGAGTAAATGGATGAAACGAATATGTGGAAATGATATTATTATCAACACATATAATGTTTTGCCATATAGATATAATTATGGTTGGATAGAGATATTAGACAATACTATTACATTATATGATTTAATAGAAGTAAGACAGACTACATTATTGAATTACATTATGGATTTGAATCCAAACGAAACAATCTATAATATGCGACAAACATTTATAAAAAGTTGTGTGTCGTCTTGTGTTTTATGTTATATACTAGGTGTTGGTGATAGACATACGGAGAATATATTGATAAATAAATGGGGAGATTTAATACACATAGATTTTTCTTATTTACTTGGAGAAGATCCAAAACATGTCGATGTAGAAATGAAAATAACAAACGATATGTTGGAAGCATTGGGTGGAAGAAAATCAGAAAATTTTAGTAAGTTTAAAAGAATATGTGAAAATGTCTATAAAAAAATTAGGAAAAGAAGTGGGTTATGGTATTTACTATTATCATATTTATCATTTATAGAACCCCCAATACACCCTTATTACAATAATAGTAAAATAATAAAAGATTACGTGATAGATAAATTGATTCCAGGTGAGTTTGATGAAGAGTGTTCATTACAAATAAGTAATATAGTTGAAAATTCATCTAATTCTACCTATATGGAACAGTTATCAGATTTAAGTCATAAAGTTAGCAATAAAGCAAAGGATATGTATAATACTATGTTTACAATGGAATAATATTTAATATAGGAAATATATATATGGATAATATAGCTGAAAGAAGAAGAAAAATGAGAGAAAGATTAGCTAAAAAAAAAGCCGATGAAGAAGAAGCGAATTTTATCAGTGGGGATACATTTTTGAGAGAAAATGAAGCAGATTTACTGAGATTAGGAGCTGAAAATGTAACAGATATAAGGGATACAACTCTTCTATTAAAAAAAGAACAAGAAGATAAGGCAAATAAAGAGGCTGATAAAGCAATGAAAGAATTATTAGAACATGAAGAAAAGAAACAAAGTAAAAAGAAGAAGAAGAAGAAGAAGAAGAAGAAGAAGAAGACACTTTCAGGAAATATAAAAGATAGATTAGAAGAGTTAAATAAATATTTTGATAGATTTAAGGATACAATTGAAATATGGAAAGAACAAGAAGGAGAAACAAGACAACAACAACAAAAAGAAATATTGGATTATATTAGAAAAAATGATTACCTTAAAGAAAAATTAGTAGTTAAAGGTGGTTATGCCACACATTTACACGTTGGGGACAAATATATCACAGATGATATAGATATGGTTTTTTCAACAGAAAATCATATTCAGGCAAGAAAGGAATTAATAAATTTATTTAAGGGATGGTATGGCAATGAGGTCCCTCAAACACAAGTGGAAAGACAAACGAAAGATAATAGTGTGGGTGATGAATTCAGTGAAATACAACCTTTAAAAATTTATCATAATATAAAAAAACCACCTATTTTGGAAATAACATTTGAAAAAATGAATTACGAAATAGAAGAAATAAGTAATTTAAAAGTTTTTTCAATAGAATCTTTATTAAAAATACTACATAAAGCTACTGATAATTTTGAAGGTAAATTAGTTGATAGAAAAATAGGAGATACAAAAGAAAATATTTATGATAAAAAAGTATTTAATTGGTATAATCAAATGCGTGAATTATTAAGATTACACAATCCTGAACATTTCAAACAGTTGTATCGAGAAGAAAAGAAAGGAGGTAGAAAAAATAAAACAAGAAAAAAGAAAAGGAAATATAAAAAAAGATGTACAAAGAAAAATAAGAAATGTACAAAGAAAAATAAGAAATGTACAAAGAAAAATAAGAAATGTACAAAGAAAAATAAGAAATGTACAAAGAAAAATAAGAAATCTAAAAAGAAAAAACGTAAAACAAGACGTAGGTAAAATATAATATAAAAAGATTGAACTATTTATATTATAAAATGTGCATAATTTTTATTGCGAGTGACCATGCTGGATTTAAGATGAAAAAAGAGATCATAGAAACATTGAATTTTAATAAAGAAGTAAGTGATATAGTCGATGTAGGTTGTTATTCTATAGAAAGTTGCGATTATCCTGAATTCGCATTTCGAGTTGGTAAAAAAGTAACAGAAACACCAAATTCTTTCGGTGTATTATTATGTGGAACTGGAATAGGTATGTCTATTGCTGCCAATAAAGTAAAGGGGGTAAGATGTGCTTTATGTAATAATTATACGAGTGTAAATATGTCAAGAAGACATAATGATGCTAATGTAATAGCTTTGGGTTCAAGAAATACCACAGCCGAAATGTTATTACCATTGATATTAGCATTTATAAATACCGAATTTGAAGGTGGAAGACATCAGAGAAGATTGGATATGATACACGCTATCGAATAATCAATCTTTTTTGGTATTTTTTTTACTACAATCGAATAAACCTTCACATTCGTCGCAAAATTTTCCATTACAATTATCAGGATCATCCAAGTTTGTCTCGCTTAGACTTCTCTTTTTAACTGGCAACTGTATTATTTTACCTCGCGCACTGTTCAAAATTTTATCATAAAGTTCTTTGTCGCAATATACTGTTGCGGTATCTATAAGCTTATTATACATTACAGCACCTTCAAACCCTAAAAAATATCCCAAACAAGTATATACAGTTAATTTTATAAATCCAAAAGGGAAAGAAACTGGCCATAATGATCCAAATAACAATGTAAAAAGCGTTCTAAAAATAGCTTCAAAAAAACAGCCAAGTGTTATTATAATGAAAAATTTAATTCTTGTATAAGCATAATCACTTGTATTTTTTTTAAGATAAATCCAAAATTCTCTTTCTTTTTTCACTACCGTATTAATTAATTTACTAGTGGATCTACTGGCTTCTACCAAGAAGTTAACTCTATTATATAAATCGTAAGTCATAATATAAGATATACAATGTAATTTTGTTTAAATAGCTTTTATAATTTAATTATGGTATAGTTAAAAATTAGGAGCGTCAGTAAATACTTTCGGCGCTTTACTTATTCTGGAATTAAATTGTTCACTAATGAATAATCCTGAAACAACACTTAAATAAACAATTAATGTATCTCTAAATAATTCTTTTAATGGTTTATTTTCCTTCAATATGAATCTCATTTCAATGAATTTGAAAACAAGATACATTATAGATGATATTAGTCCAATAATAAAATAATTTGACATATAAATTATTTTATGAGATTTTTTATATTTATTTTACGCAATTAAGACAATGTTTCAATATCTAATTTAATGGCGGGTTCCAACTTTTTTTCTTTTTCTAAATCGTGAACGTCTGAAAAATCCAATTTAATAGTGTCGCCTGATATTTTTAATGGACCATCGTCATCGTAATCATCCTCTTCTTCGGCTTTTCTTTTTTCATTGTTTACTTTACTTACTTCTTCTAATCTTTCTATTGTTTTTGGTGCTTCAATTATAGATTCTTGATTAGTTCCCATATCCAAAACACTGTCTTTATCATTAAATGAAATGCTTTCTTTTTTATCAGGAATATTAAATTTCATGCTAAAAGGTTCTGGTTCGCTTTTTTTGTTAATATTATCCAATTTATCAGTTAATAATTTTAATGAATCGCCAAATTCTTCTTTTTTATCTTTTGTATTTTCTTTGTTGTCTTCATCAGGCAAGGATTCAATTTCAGGTTCTGTGCTAACATATTTTTCTTTATTTTCTTCATTGCGTTTTTCTTCTCTTTCGGCGATTTCCTGTTCAAGTTTTTCGGCTTCTTGTTTTTCCATATTTTTTTCAATAATTTCTTCGATAACTTCTTCATCAACAGTTTCATCAATGTATGCTCTTAATATTTTTTCAACAGGAACACTATCTCTAATAACATTCAAAATACTCTGATTACATATTACTTCTGCTTCTCTCATATTTTTTTGTTTTTGGAGAGGCATAACATCTTTTTCAAATAAATAAACATTTTGGTATATTTTTCTTGCATAAGCAATGTAGACTTTGTGAATGAATTGATCTATTTTGGGTATATCGATATCAATTTTTTTTTGTTTTTGACTAACGCGAATACTTGTTAATAATTTTAGATGTGATATATGAACACACGTGATAAGGTCATCTAAATAAGAACACGCACTTTCTTTTTGTATTCTTGAAGTTTCTTCATTCATTAAAGCTTGATTCCATTTTGGTACTCTTGTTAAAAAATTCTGGAAGGTCATCAAATATTTATCATCTTCGTCATTTGTTTCACATAATGTTACAGCTTCATCAAATATAGAATTTACCCCCTGCATTATCAAGGGAGTTAAAATGTTAACTAATCTTACACAATATTCATTTTTTGCTTCAGACAACATATTGACGTCATAATCGTCCATTTAAATTGTTAAGATATTTTCTAATTTAATTTTTTTCCGCATAGATAGGAAAAATAAAACAATTGTTAGTAAAGTTTTTTCATCTCTAAATTCTTTTCTAATTTTATCGAAATATATTAGTAAATTGAATTTTATTTCTGTATCGATATCCATAATTTCTATTAATTTTATAATATCAATTGCGGAATACCCTTTTTCATATAAATTTAATGCTAAAGTATCACATTTTTGAATAGAATTGTAGTTTTCTTTGTTAAATATGATATTTTTTAATTCATCGCATCTTTTACTAATATACTTATTTTCTTTGAGATTAACTTTTTCATATTTATGTAGGTTAATAATTTTATTGTTTATTACAGGTGGTGGTATGTGTATATTACAAAACCTTGATATAATGGGTTTTAAAACAGAGTCCGTATTCTCTACAATAATAAAAAATCTCGTAGTGTGACTAAATTTTTCAATGCACCTTCTAAGTGCTGATTGTGCATCTGTTGTTAGATTACCAGCATTGAACAATATGATACTTTTGAAAATAGATCCATCTTTATTTTGAATATTCGATTTTGCGAAAAATTTTAGTTCATCTCTTATAAATCTTATACCTTTACCATGCGCACAATTAACAAACATGCAATATTGTTTTATCATTGTTTTATCATAATTATAAATATTATTGATTAAGTAATTCAAAACAAATCTTTTACCGCTTCCAGAAGGACCGAAAAATATAATATGTGGTATTTTCTTATTTTCAACAAAATAGTTTATTTTATTTATTATATTTTTATGTATTTGTAAAGACATATGAATATTATTATTAATATTTCTTTTAATAATAATTATGTTAATTAATTTAAACCGCATTTGTTAAAGAATGTGTATAAGGATTATTATCAAATGGTTTTAATAAATCACCACAATGTCTGTTATTATTAGCCATATTTTCCCTTGTATTTTTGTTGGAGTATTTACCTAAAACAGAAAATCCAGAAGAAGATTTTGGCATATTTGGACGCAATACGCCTGGAGCGGATGCCTTATTGGCATAAGTCGTTAAATTCACATTATTGTTCATAATATTATGGTTACCAACATTGTATCTATCAACTTTACTAATTTTTTCTTTATTATAATTTTGATTTGCACCATAAGCACTATTATATGTTGGGTATCCAGCACCAGTGCTTTCTGTTGCGGAAGGATTACCAACAAAAGGACAAGTGGTAGTATCCCTTTGTCCGTAAACAGGTTGATGCGGATTGGTAGTATGACCGCCGTCAATTGCCCAACCACCCGGTTTATTACTATGTGTATTTTCAGTTTGTTCTTTGATTGTTGTTTTTGGCCTATCATTAGGATTCCATACAACATTTTTCTCAGTAACACCTGATTTGACATTACCAGCACCACGCGCGTTTCCAATAACGTTTTGTTTTCTTGTAGGTCTCAAAACATCTGTAATAGGTGCTGCTAAAGCAGTTAATGTCGCATGGAAAGCACCACCCATTCTATCATTATTACCAGTTAAAGAACGAGCATTAGCTAAAGAACTAAACCCACTCTTACCATAATCACTACCAGAAGAAGCTTTCCATCCATTTTTAACAGTAGCATTACTAATGTGTTTGATTGGAGGGTCTAATGTAGGGCGCATGGTTGGTTGATATTCACCTGGTTGGTATGTGGCTTGACCTTCATTAGCACCACCACCAAAATGTTCTTTGACTTGATTAATTCTATTAACATCTCGCAATATATTTTCGGCACGCGAAGTTTGTTTTTCACCACCAGCACCAGTTGTTGTAAGCCATCTGTCGGCACTCTGTATATAGAAAGTATCTGGTCTGTTTTTTTCCATCGCACCCATTTTTCCTCTTTCTGATATACCCTTTGCTCCTAAAACTTGTCCTTTGAATGACATTTTAGGATTGTTTTTGGTTCTTAATTGGTCAACAGTTTTTGGTTGCCATCTATGTCTTGCTTCTAAAGCGGAGTTAAAACCACCAGAACCATCTTTTTTGAATCCCTTATTTAAACCGGGGCCGACTTGAACAGATTCGAATGGTTTGGCATTATTCATTTTACTTGTAACGACATTTCTCATTCTTTCTTGCATATATTCAGTTGTGCTTGGCATACCATTTTGCCATTGCATATCTTTTTGTGGTTTAAACATAGGCGCTTGTGCTTTTTTCTCAATGTTTTGACTACCAGCACCAGTATAATTATCCAATACACCTTCATACCCTTTAGTTGATTGTGTAATAGAAGAACCAAAAAAAGGTTGCATATTGTTGTGTTTAATGTCGCCAGGTCTTATTCTTTCACCAGTTAGAGATTCAAATCTGTCGGCTTGGTTTTCCATCAATGTAGAACCAATATCCATGTTAGTTTGTGGCATTTCTGTATTGTTACTCGCGCCAGAGTAATATAATGTGCTTTTTTTAACTTGTCCCTTTTCTTCAACAGGATAGTTATTTACAGGTGGATTTGCTAAACGACTTCTATGATTACCACTGAATCCTTCTTTTTTTTGATAGTAATGTTTAACATTCACATTGGACTTTTGCTGATTTTGATTAGATAAAATATACATTGCTCCTAACCCAACTAATACTATACCCACTTCCATTTATATATATATGTTCAATATAAATAATTATTTAATACTTAATTAATTATTTTTATAAAAAACGGCGTTTTAAATCTTCATCGGTGTAAACAGGGTAATTTGGGAACGTAATTATCTCTTTCTAAAAGTCTTGTATTTAAATTATTATGAAAATGAAAGCAGGTATTTTCTTGGTGATTTAATAGAGGAATATCGATCGGTTGATTTGGTAATGACCTATAACTTCTTGCGGGATGCGTTGCTCTACTTTGATCAGTAATGGGTGCGTCACATTTCTCATATCTAATAGCACTACTTTTTGCTACCCCTTTATTAGGAAATTCGAGTGTTGTACAATATTTTTGTAAAGGTCTTGTATATCCTTTTAAATCACTATCAATATCTATAGGATGACCATTATTAACACTTCTATTATTACCGCCAAATTTTTGTAATCTCACTTGAGGATCATCCATATAACATGTTGTTTTATGTGGTCCGGGGACATTCAACATATATCTACATAATCCTGTTGATTCTTGTAATATTTTCTTTGTTCTTAAATCATCATAATTATATCTTGTGAAAGCCATATATATTAATTATAAACATATTAATTATTCATAATTAATATAATTATTATTCTTAAATATAATAATTAATCCAATACATATTTATCATTTATAGCCTGAACTGCTGTAGCTAAAGTAGCAAGGGCTTGTGACATATCGTTCAATGCTGACACAATATGCGAGTTATTTCCAATATAATTAGCATTCCCTGAATTAGTATCTTGATAAGTAACCTGTTGATATGCTGTGGCGTAATCAATTTGTGTTTTATCTATATCGCTCCAAGTGGCATTTCCAGTTCCATCCAATTTTAAAAATTGACCAGTTGTTCCAGAAGGATAAATATCATCCCAACTGGCATTTCCAGTTCCATCCAATTTTAAAAATTGACCAGTTGTTCCAGAAGGATAAATATCACCCCAACTTGCATTTCCAACACCATCATATTTCAAGAATTGACCACTTGTTCCGGCAACATTAGTATATTTAACAGATCCAAGAGTCATTTTACCCGCCGTTTTTACATCTGTAATTGCCGTATTACCCAATTGAATAGTATTATTGGCATTAACTTTCGCATTATATCCTATAGCTGTAGCATTTGATAGTCCGGTATATGTAGTCGTAGCTCCGCTGTTTTTACCAACAAAAGTATTATTTTGACCAGTCGTGGTAACTGAGCCGGATTGATAACCTATAGATACATTTCCTTGACCGCTGCTATTATTTTGTAAAGCACTTGTTCCTATACTTATATTGGTGCTACCAGTAGTATTGGTTAATAGATTGTTTTTACCAATAGCAATATTATTTTGTCCGCTCGTTATTATTTTTAATGCGTTTAATCCAATACCTATATTATTTATAGCATTGTTTAGATTACCATGTTCAGTAGTTCCCAAAAGAATACTATTATTAAACTCGTCTATATTGCTAACACAATCAGATAAATCATTTATTTTTACATCCTTGAATTGAGCTCTAATAATATTATTACTATCAATTTCAACATTTTTCCCCGTAATCAACATTGGTTGTAATGTATTTAATTTATTTTGTAAATTACTCACATGTGATATTTGAAGTGAATTATCAACAACGGTAGATTGTTTGCTATTTAATGCTGATTGTAATCCACTTGTTTTTGCTATAGTTAAATCGCCATCAAGTATAACAGATTGTTTTTGGGATAAAGTATTAACTAAATTGAATACTTTCGTTTGTGGTAAACTATTATCTTGTATTAATTCTTGTTTTCCATTTAATAAAGATTGTAAGTTTGTAACCTTAGAGACAGGAAGGCCATTGTCAGCTATTACATTTTGTTTTCCGTTTAATGTTACTTCAAGTCCATCTACTTTATTTTGAGATAAACCTCCAATACCAATTAAAGGTTGCTTTCCATTTAAAGCACCAGTTAATCCAGATATTTTTGCGAAATCTAAATCACCATTTTGAATAGTATTTTGTTTATTAGTTATAGCTGTAGCATTATTAGATATATTAGTTGCGTTAGTTGTAATACTTGGTAATTGTGTAAATACACTATTCATACTCGCATCTAATATACCAATTTTGGTAATAACCGAAGAGCCAATTCCGTTCGGGTCGCCAATAGCGTCACTCAATTCTTTTATAGTATCTAAAGCGGCGGGAGCCCCATCTAATAATGTATTTAATCTGTTTGTTTGTGTAGTAATAGCGGTAGTATTAGTAGAAATATTGGTGGTATTTGTTGAAACATTATTTGATATATCATTTATATCTGTAATATTTGTATTTATTTTTGTTAGATTACTTGCGCTACGAGGACCAATAATATTGTCCACATTTGCCATACTAATATCCAATATATTAACACTGGAATCAATAGTTGTTTTATGATTATTTAAAAGTATTAATGAAGAAGCATGTTGATTTAATAAGTTACTATTCGCACTTAATTGATTAGTATGTGTTGTTATACTTGTTTCTGCTGTAGTTAGCCTTGACTGTAAAGCAGTAATGTCCGTATCATTACTTGAAATATTACCAGCATTAGTATTTATATTTGTCACATTAGTCGCTATGTTATTCGTGTGTGTATTTAATGTTGAATTTATGGTAGCAATGTCATTATCATTATTAATGATATTTTGTTGATTTGTTGCGATATTAGTTTCATTACTTGTAATGTCAACAACAATAGCGTTTAAACTCACATCGACTCTATTCAAATGTGCTTGATTACTTGAAATATCTGTAATATTTGTATTTATTTTTGTTAGATTACTTGAAATATTTGTTGTATTTAAATTTCTTTGAGACGTATTGTCACTTACATCTGTTATTATATTTGAAATTTGTGTAGTATGTGTTGTTATTGTAGTATTATTTGTGGATTGTTGTGCTGATAAAGATGTTACACTATTAGAAAGTGTGGTATTGTTTGAAGCTATAGTAGATATATTGTTATTAATAGAATTTGTATTATTAGTTATTCTTGTGTTGAAAGCATTTTGCGAAATATCATGTTTATTTGTTAATGTAATTAACGCATTGAAACTAACATCGTGTGCGCCTAATTTTGTTATTAAACTGCCGGATAGATTATTAGAATCGCCTACAATATCTGATATTTCTTTTAATGTATCTAAAGCGGCAGGAGCGTCTCCAACTACATTACTAATAGCATTAGCAATAGCTGTATTTGTATTATTTGATAAATCAATAATTGCCTGTTGATTAGCAAATATTTGTGGATAAGATGTTAATTGTCCAGTAACCCAAGTTTGTTTATGGATATCCCACTGTATAATATCATCATGTTTCAATACTCTTTTACCGGGGAAATCGGCAATATCTGTACTTAAAATTTTACCATCCAAAGAACCTATTCTATCTTTTTCATGTTTTGATGCGTACATAGACATATATTAATTATTAACATAATAAATAATTAATATTTCTAAATTAGGCTATATTTTGCAGAGCAACTTTTTTCCATAAACCAGTTCCTGTACCAGTGCATATGTAAAGAAAATTGGAATCATATCTAATTTCACCGGCTGTCCCGGATGTATTTGAATCTGGTGCTGTGGAAGCATTTTTTATAGTATTTGTTTTTTCTGATTCACCATTAATATTCCCTATAATCGTAGAACTAAAAGTTTTATTACCTGCTATTGTTTCGTCGCCTGTTGTTTGAACGCGATTAGACAAAGCGGTTGTTACAGTTGTAGAGAAATTAGCGTCGTTACCTAAAGCACTCGCTAACTCATTTAATGTATTTAATACGCTTGGCGCACCATTTGTTAATGTAGTAATAGCAGCTGTATTATTAGTTATATCATTTTTATTAGTGCTTATTTGATCTAAATTAGCATTAGCGGTTACAGTAATAAAATTAAGTTTTGTAGAGATAGAAGATGCTAATTTATTTATAGTAACTGAAGTATTTTGAATATTAGCTGTTCTTACTTGACCATCACCAATATTTGATGTATTAACGCAATTAATATCTAACTTGGCATTTGTGATGGCGTTGTCTGCTATTTTTGCTGTAGTTATATTATTATCTGGTATTTTAGCAGTAGTAACAGCATCATCATTTATTTTACCACTTGTTATGCCACTATCTGGTATTTTTGCGGTAGTAACAGCACCATCTGCTATTTTTTCTGTAGTAACATTACTGTCAGCTATTTTATCTGTGGTAACATTACCGTCTGCTAATTTTGCTGCTGTAACATTGCTATTCAAAATTTTGTCCGATGTTACAGAATAATCTTGTAATAAATTACTTGATATTTGAGCAGCCGAAATATGTTTTGATAGAATGCAAGCGTCTGCTAATTTTGCACCAGTAACCGCAGCATCAATAATATTGGATGTATTAACACAACTAATATCTAATTTTGCATTTGTAATGGCACCATCTGTTATTTTTGTTGTTGTTATGGTTTCATTTAAAATATTAGCTGTAATTACAGAATTGTTCATTAATTTAGATGAAGTGATTGAATTATTAGCTATTTTTAATTCAGTAATAGCCCCATTTTCTATTTTTGCTGAAGTCACACAATTGTTTTTCAATTTATTTGTGCTTATTTCGTCATTTAAAATATGTTCTTCTCTTACGGCATTATTTTCTAATCGCGTATCATCTATAACACCCAATGCTAATTTACCACGAGTTACATTTAGATCCGCAATTTTATCAGTAGTAACAGCATCATCTTTAATTTGTGTAGTATCAACAGAATCAGCAGCCATTTTATCCAGGGTAATATTCGCTGTTTTAATTTTACTTGTAATTACTGAATTTTCTTTTATTTGGTTAGAATCAACAGAATTATGTGAAAGTTTTGCATTAGTAATAGAAGAATTTGGTATTTTTGAAGCTATAATAGCGTTATCAAGTATTTTTACAGATGTTACAGCTGAATCAGCTATTTTTGTCGTAGTAACCGCAGAATTGCTAATATCTACAGTATCGAGAAGTCCGGGGGCTAAATGCTCACTATTTATTGCATTTAATGCGATTTTAACGGACGTAATATTTCTATCAGCAATTTTATTAGCAGTAACAGCGGAATTACTAATATCCAGAGTTGTTACGTTAAGTGGTGCTATTTTGTCTAAGGTGATAGCATTATCAAGTATATGTTCTGTTCTTACACAATTGTTAGCCAGTTCCAAATTTGTTATAGTACCCAAAGCAATTCTATCATTAGTGATGGTTCTCGAAGCAATCTGGTCTTTTTCTATTGTATTATAAGCTATTTGATTTTTAGTAACGGAAAGAAGGGCTAATTTTTGAGTATGAACAGATTCATTTAATATTTTTTCAACGGTGATAGCATTATTAGCAATTTTATCGGTAGTGATATTACTATCCTTAATTTTTTGTGTAGTTACGGCATCATCTATTATTTTACTTGTAGAAATACAATTGTCGGCCAATTTATTTGCGGGAATACTTCCAAGAAGTTTATCCTGAGTAATAGAACCAGCTAATTTAATATTGGTGATAAGGGAATCTTTTAATTTATCTGTAGTAATAGAGTCGTTTTTTATTTGTGTAGTATCAACAGAATCAGCAGTCATCTTTGCTAAGGTAATACTATTTGCTGATATTTTGTCAGTAGTTATTATACCATTGGGAATATGATTAATTGTTAAAAATCCATTAGCTAATTTACTACTTGTAATACTTCCTTCAGCATATTTACTATTGGTTATATTACCATCTAAAATTTTAAGTGTAGTTATGGCATTATTATCAATTTTATTTGTAGTAACACAATTTGTATCGAGTTTATTTGTAGAAATGCTATTATTTACAATTTTATCTATACTTACTGAACCGGCGGCTAATTTGCTACCAGTAATTGAACCGTCACTAATATGAGAAGTAGTTATTGCGTTAAGATTAATAGGTTGCGTTACTGTTAATAAATCAATGGTGGTACTATGTTGATTTAATCTGGTAATTAAATCATTGGTAGTGCTACCGGGATTACCAATTGCGTCAGAAATTTCTTTTAACGTATCTAATGTATTGGGAGCGCCTCCAATTAGATTATCTATGGCTGTATTTAATTCGGCAGTTGTCACGGCATCTTTTCCCGAAGTTACCCAATGTTGTTTATGTTCGTCCCACATGATGAAATTGCCGTGAACACGATTTGTAGGAAAATCTTTAATATCGGTACTATGTAAATTTTGCGATGTTTGTTTTCTTTCTTGTCTCAAACGTGAAGAATTTCTAAACATATATTAATTATTGTTATAATTATTATTCAATAATTAATATTAATTTGAAGAAAATGGTCCAGAAGCTCTTTGACTCTTTTCTATTACCATAGGTTCAGGTAGAAATACATTATTTCTTGAAAACCATTTACAATATTTGCGCTTATTCATTGAGGGTTTTACATCATGTTGTTTTTCTACTAAATTTGTAGAACCTATACCAAATAAAGAACTTTCGATATCAGCGGCATTATTCGATAATATGTGATTATTATAACCTGTTGTCATCATACCATTAACAATTCCTAAATCAGGTAAACAATTATCATTATGTTTGCTAATCTTAATATCAGTTTGACAATTAGATATTCTATCAAATCTTTTTTGTTGTTCGCAATAATAACCCATGCCGTTTTTCATATTTGTGCTTGCCATAATATATTAATTATCAAGATAATAAATTGTTCATTTCAATAAAATTCTCTTCGGTAATTTTATTATTATTGGATAAATCTTTTAAACATTTGTGAAAATTTTCATAATAATCAAATGAGAATAGAAATGTCATTGTAAATTTTTCATCTAATTCAAAAGGCATTTGAAATCCGTACTTCATACCTTTTTCCAAAATACTTAAAAATTCTTTATTATCTTTAAATTTTTTATAAATACTATCATGAATATCTATCATTTTATCAGACCATTCTTTTAAATTACAAGCTTCTAATAATTGCTTTCTATAAGTTGTATCTCCCAAGTTAGCATCAATATGTTTATAATATACTTTATGATTATAATTATACATTATATAAAATGAATGATTATATGTTTAAATTATTTTCTTTTGAAATAATCCATATCACGAGTTAATTCTCTGGATGGCAATCCACCTCTGATCCAACCATTAGCAGCTACACCTTCAACAAGATTAGCAGGATTTTGAATAGTGGATTTTAAAGAAGGAACAAGGTCATCATCTCTATTAACTAATTGTTTTTCAGTGATAGTTTTACAGCTTTTTTTATCTAAAACACTTGCGCCCTGCATTAATTTGGATTCAAGAACAGGATTAGATGGTCCTCTTCCTAAAAATGGAACCGTTAAATAAGGTCTTTCTTGTAAATTGATTCTACATTTTGGATTAGTTTGAGTGCCACCAATTCTTAATTTTGAATCATTATCAACATTACAACTATCAGTTACACCATATCCACCATTATAAAATACATTAGGTTGAGAAGTTGCGAATTTAATCTGTTTTCCCATACCACAATTTTTTTCAAAATAATTTTGTGTGATATAACTACCTTTTTTTTGGTTTTGTAAATCTTTTTCTGTAATACCACATGGATCTTGTCCTATTCTTGTTAAGCCATCGAAAACAAAACTATGTAGACTTGTCATATATTAATTATAAATATAATTAATTATTTGTAATTAATATATTATTAATTAATTTATAAATAATTTAATAATATATTTGTCCACCAATCTTTCTCATAGATTTATTACATTGTTCATCGTCACCACCCTTACAAGAAGGCATATTACCATAACAAAATTCAGCAAATCCTCTTTGATTATTTGGAATAGTAGTATTTGGCATTGAATGAAAATTTCTCATTTGATGCTCAAAAGCTAAATTATCTCCTAAATCTTGATATAATTTATTTCTTTTTATTGATTTATCATTTATTTTCTCAGCAATTCTCTTATTATATGATGGTGCGGCCATTTTTCTTTGAGGATTATCGGTATAATCTGTCATTAAAACATTCATCATAGGATTTTTTTTGGTAGGCGTTGTAAAATTATCATTAAATACGTCTATAAATTTATCTGAGTTTCTACCTTCAAACCCTTCTCTATAGGCGCTTTCTTTTAAACTTTCTAATTGTTTTTTTTCATATTGTGTTTTATATAATATTACTAAAACCACCAAAGTTATGACGGATGTAATTAATAATTTAACAGATTGGGTAAATAAAAAACCTATTAATGTTAAAGTAATTATACTTCTGGCGATAGCATTCATTTTTCTTGTTAAACTCATTTTATTATTTGGCCAAAATTCAAGTATATGTTCTTTATCAAATAAAACTAATGGATTATATAACCAAAATTCACTCATATATTAATTATTAATATTAATTATTTCGTAATTAATATATTAATTGTTTTTTTTCTTTTTCTTTTTCTTCTTTTTCTTCTTTTTCTTCTTTCTTTTTACGGGGGCGTCTTCTTGAATAGGATTAAGGCTGCTTTTTTCCATTTTAGTATTACCACCATAACTGGAATGAACAAATTTTTTAGCCTGTCTTTCAGCTTTCCTTTTCTCTAATTTGGCTCTCATTCTTTCTTTCATTTTCGCCGTTTTCATATTTTGATTTAATTTTGTTTCCATTGCTCCAAAATTCATATTTTTGGTGCTATTAATTCCCATTTTACTAAAAAGTCCTTCCATACCTTTCATTCCAGGCATATTTTTCATTTTTTTCATTAAATCGGATGCCTCTTGCATTAATTCACTTTCTTTTATCTCGCCAGATTTGATTTTTTGGTCTAATTTGCTACCTACCTTTTTTACCATATTTAACAATTTACCTGGATTTTTAAATAATTTACCCATAACGTCATTAACATTTGTTTCTTCTTCTAAATCAATTGACATTTCTTTTGCTGTTTCTTCGGCGATTTCACTTGCTAATTTTCCTAATTTTCCATCCATCAATCCGTTAATATGATTATTAAGGTCGTCGGGATCGGGCATACTAAATCCACTGACATCAAACATATCATTATTAGATGAATCAAAATCTACCCCACTTAAATCAAACATTTCTGTCATATCTTTTATTGATTCTTCGATTTTGCTTTTTAAAACATCTTCATCGATTGCTTCAAATAATTTTGCTGTATCACCAAAACATTCTTGATCGTTTATTTTTCCAGCTATTGTAAATAATATCAATTGTAAATATTTCCATATAGTATCTTTGGTATTTTCTGTAATATTCTGTTCAAAGAAATATTTAAAATCTATATTGGGTAAGAAATTTGTATCTCTTTCTTTATCTTGAAACATTTCATCATTTTTATACAAAATGTCAAAGAAACGCGCTGGATACACTTGACAACAATAAACATAAAGTTTATTATCACTAACATCGCCATTTAAAATTTTGTTTTCTTCATCGGTAATACTTTCTTCATATTCAGGAAATGTGTTTAGTAAATCATTTAAAAAATCCTTCATGATTCTAAAAAATTCAGAAGGAGGTTCCATATTCTGATATTTATTCGATTCTGTCATTGAATATAATTAATACAAAAAAAATTATATTTAAACTGAAATTAACTATAATACATTTTACAAATTCTTGAAAAATTTTGAAAATATTTTATTAGTTTTCTTTGATTATCCGGTTCAAGAGTTCTCGCAAGAACTTTTATGGTTTCTATCCATTCGGCGTGTGATTTTGCTTCACCATCATCCATTCCCCCTCTTTTACAATCTTCCACGTAATTTTTATTTATAAAAAAATCAATGTCACCTCTCACAATAACATCATAATAAAGGGTATTAACAGCTTCGTTGTAGCTTCTAATCATAAGTTTAGGGTTAAATCTTTTTAATTGTTGTACTATTGTTAAACCCGTTTTAATGTTGGTATGATTTGGACATACTTTCAACATGTCTAAATATAATTCTTCAACTTGTTCGGAAAACACTTTAACCAAAACGCTTTTTTGGACTTCCATGACTATAATATAAAATTATTAAATAAAATATGTTTAAATACTTTAATTCAAATCAATGTTTTTATTTCTATTTTCCTGGTATTCTTTTAATGCGTTTTCGCCCATTCTTTCCTTAACATAATCTTCTGGCGGTGTATCTATTGTTATAGAATCGTTTATTTTTGTAAAACTATGCATTTGTCTTAATCCGCCATTACCCTTAACACCCATTTCATCGGATGACTGGTCTAAATAAGAATAACTATCTGACATTAGTGTTCCGGTCTCATTTATACTAAATGACTTAGGTTCGCCATTATAGTTAGTAGCCTTTTTTCTTTCTTTATCGATTTGTGGGCGATAAAATTTTAAAATTTCTTCACCAAATAATGTTCTATTTCCATAATGTAATAATAATAATGCTGGAACTTGTTTAATAACATCAGGCATTAATATTTCTTGTCCATTATCTAAGACAACATATGTTCTACTATCTTCTTTCACTTTTCTTCTATCAATTGGTAAAAAATGTATCTTCTCTTTAATTTCATCAGTTTTGCTTAAAATTTTTAATAATTTATTACTATGTTCGCAATATTTACTATAGTAAATTATTTGATTTTTTTCTTGTTTTTTTGGAGGAATTGACATATGTTATAAAAGAAGGTATTTTTCATAAAATTTTTACATATTAATTAATTAAAATTGATTTAAATTTAATCGGTTAGATATATATAAATAATGACTTCTAAAATCGTTGATCCTAAAGTTGATATATTGGGTAAAAAAGATGGTATATATAAATTTACATTATCAAATACAAATATTAGTGTGTCTAATGCTATTAGAAGAACAATATTAACCGATATCGAAACAGTGGTTATTGACCCCGATAATATAAATATACTACATAATACGACACAATTTAATAACGAAATTCTTTGTCAAAGATTAGCGTGTATTCCTGTTCATATAAAAGACTTAAGTAAAAGTATTGATAATTTAGTATTAGAGATAAATGTTAATAATGATGGCGATTATATTAAAGATGTTACAAGTGAAGATTTCATGTTAAAAGAAGCAACACAAGGACAGACGCTTTCTAAAGAAAATCGCGATATTGTATTTCCAAAAAATAAATTTACAGGAGATTACATATTATTTTCAAGATTAAAACCAAAGATAACTACTGAAATACCAGGAGAAATATTACATATTCAAGCCACTTTTAGAAAAGCAACAGCAAAAGAAAATGGTTCTTATAATGTTGTTAGCACTTGTGGTTATGGATACACAATGGATCCAGTAAAAATTCAAGATGAAAGAGATAAGTTTGAAAAATCGTTAGAAGAAAAAAATATAAGTGCTGACGATTTGAGTGATAAATTAATGAATTGGGAAAATCATACTTGTAAAAGATATTATAAAGATAATTCATTTGATTTCACTTTAGAAAGTCTAGGTATTTGGACAAACAGAGAGATTGTTCAAATGGCTTGTGATATTATTATAAAAAAATTAAATAAAATCAAGAAAAAAGTCGGTGAAAATCAAATAACCATTGAAGCTTCAAATACAGCATTGAAAAATGGTTTTGATATCACTTTAGATGACGAAACATATACAATTGGTAAACTAATAGAATATGTTCTACATTATGAATATTTATTGAATAAAAAAGTTTTATCATTTGTAGGATTTTTGAAACCGCATCCTCATGATTCTCATTCTATAATAAGATTGGCATATAAATCTGACGACAATACAATTGATTATATTCAAGACCTATTAAATACTTCTATTACTATTGCGCAAAATATTATCTTGAGTATTAAAGAACAATTTAATGACTAATACTATTCTCCAAATCAATCTTATCCATTTCCTTATTCATTGTATGAAAATCGGCATTTATTACATGCATCAATCTTGGTGGTTCTAAATTATTTATATAATCTATAACCACTTTCATATTAACATATGACCCAGAATCTTTCAATTCGTTTTTATATAATTCATGTAAATAATACATATGTGTTTTAAACTTATAATCATATTCCTTTAATGGTTTATCTTTTTTTATATAACAACCAATATAACATTGATATAGATTTTTCGTATATTTATGTAATGTATTTCTTAACTTAGAAAATTCAATACTTTCTTCAGGATAAAAATTCAAATATTCTCTTACAAGATTGTTTTTTCTTAAATGGTAATACCTATATTGAGTTTTAGGATTATTACCTTTTAAATGTCTTACATATTCATAATTTTCGTTTCTAAATTTAATTCTTTCACCATTTGAAGGTTCGTGTAAAATATAACCCATAAAAAAATATGGAGCTTTTTTTAAATTTTCAATAACATAATTTATTGATAATTCCCATCTGTTTGGTAATGTTACATTTTCTGTTTTCACAATATTATGAATCATTTTATAAAAATTATCGCGTTTAAATTTATATACTTTACCATCTTTTCCACATTTCGTTATATCTACCAATACTACTCTGTTTTTTTGTATAGGAGTAACTATTCTATTTTTTGAATGTTGTAATACAAATGTATAACAAAAATTTTTATCCAAGTCATCAAATTCGATGTTTTGTGAATTCAATGTTGATAAAAATAGAGTACGAAACGATTCCCCATATGGTTTATATGAACACTTAGCGCCAATATTACTACGTGTTGTTATTTCCCAATCATTGATTAGATCATACCAAAATAAATTTATCATTGTTCCTTCAAAAAATTCTTCAAACTGATACTTTTCATCTCTTTTTAAATTTAATTCATCGCTTACCAAGATAGATTTTTGTGGAAAATAAGATATTACTCTGTTATCTGATTTATCATATACAAGCGAACGAAAACGACCTAATGTTGTATAATTACCTTCATTTAATTTTTCTTTATTATATTTAATTATTACCAAATTTCCATCATATTTATCTATAACTTTAAATTCATTGTTTGATTCTTTTATAATGTCATCTAACTTATAACCATTTGCATTTAAATCATAACAAATTACAGGTTCCGCCATT